TGTGTTCTCAAATTCAGCCATTGTAAACCCCTAGATAAATTTCTTCCATCCCATTGCGTCGGCCACCCAAGCATGAGCAAGGAAAGTGTCGCCATGATCCAAAGTATCAAATTCTAAAATTTCGCTTTCGTATTGGTGAACCATCTCATGATAAAGAATATCGGCGGCCTCATGAAGTTTGATTCCTCGATCAAGGTATATAATTGCTTTGCCGCGAGCCTGTCGGTATTCGCCATGCTTATTCCGCGCCCGGAAAAATCTAATAACGGGTTCCTCTAGTTGCCCGTCAAAAATGTAGGTATTGATATTCCGGTAAAGCTGCTTGATGGTTTCTAATTTCATAATGTTAGTTTAACCGAATCCTAGTTAAAGTCAATAGGTAGTTATACGTATAAGGCGTTTCTTGATTTAATTTTATATTATAGCATAGTAGAGCCTGGGCTGTCAAGCTAATTTTTTAAATAATTTTGTTGACAGTGCGGCTTCGCCGCGGCATCCTCCGGAGGAGGATGCCGCGCCAGCGGCACCCTGTCAAGCGCGGTTTGCAAAAAAAATTTCGGCCCTAGGGGTTGACACCTAGGGCCGAATATGTTAGGTGGTCTGCGCTAGTTTCCACGGGGCATAATGGGGTTTGCCGTAGGGAATACGCTTTTTCCGCGCCAATAGTTTCTGCAGAATAGCGGTTTCGATTTCGGCATCATGTAACGCGGTATGGCTTTCCACAAAATCACGCGCACCAAAAAGATACGCATAAGCTTTTTCTGCCGTAGTCCGAACATTACCAGCGGGAGAAATCCACCCCTGCTCCCTCGCAAGATCATGGTAAAGGCGAGTATTCAACGCGCCCGATGCAAACGTCCAAAGATCAAGTAAGTCTAGCGGGTGAGAAAAAATCTTGCCGTGGGAAAGTTTCGCGCTAGTTGCACGAATAGCGGAAACGTCAAAGTTTAAATTGTACGCGCACAAAACCGATACGTTGTATTCTTCCACATCCTTGCGCATGGTGTTCGCAATATCGGCAAACGATACCAAAGAAATTTCATTGGTATCTAGCGCAGGGATATAATGCGAGAAAATCTTTTTTGCATAGAAAGCGCCCATCATAGCATCGCCATCAGTAATAATTTCTTTGACAAGAAAAGACCGGCGAACCAGAACCGTCTTGCGAGTTGCAATCGTATAGCCAAGATCATAAACCAGATTGCAAGGCGGCAGCCCAACGGTTTCAGTGTCGACAGTAATAAAATTTTTCGCTTTCATTATTCCTCGCAAATATTGCTTTTAACGTGAACCAATTTTAACCCTAAATCTTTTACCGCGTCAAGATTTTTCTTGTTATCATCCCAGAACACGCGGACAATGTTCTGAAATTGTTTCAAGTTAAGCAAGCGACACAAGCCGCGACGTTTTAAAACCGCGTCAGGTTCCATGTTGCCAACCGGGCGGCAAATAATTTTATTCGGCCAACCTAAACGGTTTCGAATAAAATCATAATCGTGCGCTAGTGCTGCCCTTGCTGTACAAATTACAACATAAATTGCAGGGTTTAGCAGGTCGGCTTTATATTGCTTTGCCAGCGGCAGCAAGGTATCTTGCGCTACCTTTTCTGGCGTATTGTTGGTCAGCCAATAATCTAAATCAATTGAACCGTTTGGCAGGTTGCGGTAACGGTGGCTAGTATCTACCAGCACCCCGTCCATGTCGTATATATGTATTTTTTCCATATGGTTAGTTTAGCAGGATGATTCTTTTTGCATATTCGTATATATACGTATTGACAAGGCCTGGGCCGGTGTGGTAAAATTGGCGCGCCCTATTGGCAAAAATCGTGCCAAGTTTTCGCAAATAAAAGTGTTGACAGTGCGGCTTCGCCGCGGCATCCTCCGGAGGAGGATGCCGCGCCAGCGGCATCCTGTCAAGCGCGGTTTGCAAAAAAAATTTGGCACGCTTTTTGCTAGGCAAGAAGCGTGCCAAATTGGCTAGTTACCCGTTGTCCTCCTGTATGCTAGTGGTGATTATGCTGCCCCAAATCCGTTGCTCGCGCTTCTCGGCTTTTGCAATTTCATCCAAAGAAAATTCAATGTCCTCTAGCAGAGTAACAAGGGAACAAGCAAGATCCGAGTCGGCAGGGATGCGGTCAATTTTCTCCTGCAATGCAACCGCAATTTGGTAGAGTTGAAACGCGCGCAAATTCTGCAAATCATAACGCACAAATTCCGTGTTCGCCAAGCTAACATATGCCATTTTTAGTACCTCAAAAAAACGCGGGAATGGTGTGACTAATATGCCAGAGCAAACGATGCTAGGACAAGGTGTATTACCACGCCGAGAATGTTGTTGGTAGTCAGCAGCCATTCCCGCAAACCAATTAATCTAATAGTTGTTCCCATAATGCCACCTGCTAACATCAGGTGAGAGGCGGCAGGCATTGTCGAAGGATTGCCGGAGAAAATCGAAACAATCGCGGGCAAAGTATAGACGTTCAACAGAGCGATTCCGGCTATTGTCGCGATTTTCTCCAGCCTAGTCATTATTCGCTAACCTCCTTTTCCGAGGGAGTCAGCGCATCCAGAATCAGGGTCAAAGTATTTTTGTTCGCCTTTTCCAGACCGACCAACCTATCGGAAGCAACATTCATTGCAGCGGCAATCAGAGTTACCATATCTTCCTTGCTCTGCGGCTTGTTGCCCTTCTTCGTCTTATATTCCTTGGCAACGTACACACCTTCCCGAACCAGTTTGGCCCGAATGGATGCAACGGTCTTGCCGTACAATTCCGCATAGTCAATCACAACCGCCAGACGCGAGGCGTCATCTTCGGCAGCAACATAGGCCGCGACCAGTTCGCGCACCTGTTCCTCAGTGTAGTTCACGTTCTTCATATCGCCCTCCTTTGGGCATGGGTTCTGTCTGTAGGGATATAGTATCAGAACCAGCCAGTGAAAATATTCGTACATATACGTATTGACAAGGCATAGCGCGCTATGGTATAATGGGCGCCGTTTTTCTGTACCGAGTCTAAACCAGGCCTAGGATGTATGCAAAAATCATGCCAAGTTTTCGCAAATAAAAGTGTTGACAGTGCGGCTTCGCCGCGGCATCCTCCGGAGGAGGATGCCGCGCCAGCGGCACCCTGTCAACACCTATAAACAAAATAAAACCCTTGACAAGGCAAGGGTTTTAGTGTAGGGGTTTAGGTCTTAATTAATTCTATCAAAGCGAGGATCGTCGCTTTCCTCATCGTAACCCTCCCACCATTCTTCTTCTTCTTTTTCTTGTTCTGCAAGCCAATCCTGCCAGCGAGAGTAGGTGATAAATACCCATGCTGCCAAAGTTGTAACCATAACAGCGGAGGCAATTTCGCCATAGGTTATATGCAGCCAAAACAGCAAATAACCCAAACCAAAAATTGCGACCCAACCTGCAACAATGGCGGCCAGTGTAGTCATTGCAATCATATAGAATTTAAACATTTTGAAATACCTACAGATAAGTACCTTATAAATAACCCTTCAATCGTTACCGCAGGGAGCGATTGTAGGGGTCGTGCCCTTCTTCGACCAATTCCAATTCTGCGGTTTGCAGCCGATAGGCTTCCAGTTTCTGTTCCTTGCTGTAGGGTCGGAAAGGGTCTCGATTCTGATTCAGCGCCCAAAGATCAATTGCTTTCAGCGCGGCTTCCAGTTTCTGCTTGTGAGTGATATACATTCTAGTCTCCCATTATCCAGTAGTGAACCAGCTCAAGGAAAGCATCTGTGCCAATGAAATCGTCCAGCCAAAGTCCGACCAGATTCTGATAGAGTTCTTGCTGTGTCTTGGTCATTTCCTATTTCCTCTTTCCTATTCCCTAACCCTTGAATATAGAATAACAGAACGGGGCATGGATGCAATAGGTAGTTATACCTATATTGAAAAAAATTTTTCGTATATGCACAAACCGTGCCATGTTGCAATGCAACAGCCTGGGAGGGCGGTTATTAGACCCATTCTAAACCCCTATATATTAACCCAACCACACGTGTACCACTTAAAAAAATTTGAAAATTGCAAACGGTGCTTAAATTCAAAAAATTGCTCCAAAAACATACTATATAACTACCTAACACCAAACTCAAAAAAAGTACTTGACACGAAGCTAAATTTTTGATACTATAATAGTATACGAGTACACATAGAAGGAGAAAAAACCATGGCATGTACCGTTTATCGAAAAGGTAGATTTCAATTTTCCGGAACTTACGAAGAATGCGAACTATGGGTGGAGAATAACGCTCGTGGAAATTTAAGCCATTATGAGATTCGTTGCACGGATCCAGTCGAGCCGCCCCCTCTGCCTCCTGGCCCAGTTGAACCTGAACCAATTGATCCACCTCCTGCCCCGCCGCCGTTACCTCCATTACCGGAAGAATAATGACCTGTTATGTAATATTAGCAACTTCTGGTACAATTATTTATGTAGGAACTAGAGAAGAGTGTGAAAAATATTTAATGGAAAATAAAGAAAATATTTTTACAATTGTTTGCGAAGATCCAGAAACCTACTGTCTCCCTAATATTGAAAAGGATAAAAATGAGTGACTATAAACTTTTGCCTACATCTGCAGATTCATTACCTGCCAAAATAAGCCCCGAAGGGGCAGAGGTGGCAAGTATATATCTTGGCACAGGATGCAGTCTTTCTCAAACTGCAAGAGAATTAGGTATGCCCGCACATGAGGTATCAGAAATTCTAGAACAAAAAATAGTCAAAACATATATTTTAAATATTATGCAAGAGAGCACTCTTCGTAGAATGGAAGGTATCTCTGAAAAAATGGAAAATTTAATTGACAAGAAGCTGATAGAACTAGAAGAGGCAGAAATAGGTTCTAATAAAGATATTGCTGATCTATTACAAATACACCATAAAATGCAAAAAGATGCACTAGATCATTTAGAGCGTCGTAGTAAAAATACTACAACTATTAACCAAAAAAATACACAAGTTAATGTCTATGATGGTAACTACGGTGCTCTCATGGCGAAACTTATGGAGGAATAAATGTTTTTTAATATATATTTTCGCGGATCTATTTTTAAACGTCGCGCATCTTTTGAAGAAGTAAAATCATTACAAGTACGTGAACGCGACTATGAAAAAATTAAAATAGTTGATATTTCAACTGGAAAAGAATATAGTTATGAGAAGTTTTTAAATGTTAAAAATAAGTCGACAAAACATACCATCGACACACCTAGTGCAGTATCCGAAGAAGGATCGGTTTCTGAAGATACCGGCCGAAAACTATCTGAATCTATTGGGGATAGAACCGAACGGACCTCAATACGCAATTTTAAACGGGATTAATGATCCTAGGTTTCGCTTCCTAACTGCGTGCGTTAGCCGCCGAGTTGGAAAAACTTATATTGCAAATATAATTTTACAATTAGTTGCACTATATCCTGGAACTACTGTATTAATTATTGCCCCGGACTACTCTCTAGCATCTATATCTTGGGATTTGCAGCGCCAACTATTAGACAAGTTTGATGTTGAACGTGAACGTGATAACGCAAAAGATCGTATAATAGAACTTGGAAACGGATCTATGATTCGTGTTGCGTCTGTATCTCGTGTAGATTCTGCCGTAGGTCGTAGTTATGACTTGATCATCTTTGACGAAGCGGCACTAAATGATGGTGGCGGTGTAGCTTTCAATATAGCACTTCGTCCTACATTAGATAAAGAAAACTCTAAATGTTTATTTATTTCAACACCTCGTGGTGATAACTGGTTTCGGGAATTTTTTGAACGTGGATTTTCGGATTCATTTCCAGATTGGTTATCTATTCATGCTGACTATAGTGAAAACCCGCGCGCTAGCGCGCGGGATATAGAAGCGGCGAAAAAATCCATGTCTCATGCTGAATTTCAGCAAGAATATATGGCGGACTTTGTTACTTTCGAAGGTCAGATATGGTCATTTTCAAATGATGATATTATTGATGCAACTCCATTAATAAATAGAATATTAGAAAATCTTCCAGCCAATGAAGTGATTGCTGGATTAGACGTAGGATTTCGTGATCATACTGCACTGGCAATTATTCATGTAGAAACTAATAAAGATGGGTTTAATGAATATACAATTATTGATGAGTATATGGCACAACAGCGTTCGACGGAGCAGCATGCTATTGAAATCGCTGATAAAGTTGCTACTTACGACATTGACTATATCTTTATTGATTCTGCTGCTGCTCAAACTCGGTTTGACTTGGCCGCTATGTACGATATTACTACTATTAACGCTAAAAAATCCATAATAGATGGTATTGGTGCAGTCGGTGCAGTTATAGATAATCGTCGATTAAAAGTACACGAAGAATGTGTGGAAGCTATTTATGCACTACGTAACTATAAGTGGAAAGGTAGATCTGCAGATGGTGTGTGGGATATAGAGACAGAAAAACCAGAACATAATCGTGCATCTCACATGGCTTCCGCAATAAGATATGCTATATATACTTATGAACTTGGTCAAGGTGGAATTGCTTGAATACGTCTGTAGCACCAGGACGCCCCGCTCCAGTACTACCAAACTTCGGTGCACCGGTAGGAATGAGAAGGAAAGATAAGAGGCGGGCTTTCTCCTTACTATTCTGAGCAGTTGAAAAAAAGTTCTTGACACGGTGCTCAAATTATAGTAAAATTAAAATAAGAGAAAAAACAATAATTACTTGAATTTTTAAATTATGTTATGTCCACTTCCCTAAAAAGAATTCCAATAAAGTATATCCGAGATCGTGCTAAAAGTCGCTATAAAAAAGATTCTGCGTGTTATGTGTGTAATGCAACAGGCAGTCTAGATCTCCATCATCTCTATACAGTAGATGTCCTGTTTGCTAAGTGGGCAAAGAAAAACAATATAACAATACAAACTGTAGAAGATATTCTTGAAGTACGAGATGATTTTATTTCAGAACATGAGTATGAGCTTTATACTTATGTTCGTACTTTATGTAGAGACTGCCACAAAAGGTTACATACTGTTTACAGCCAAAAACCCGCCCTTTCTACAGCCGAAAAACAAGAACGCTGGTTAGAGAAACAGCGAGAGAAGCACTCTATCATCTAAAGGATAATTAATGGACATGAGTATTTTTGAGCAAAGTACTGCTCTGTTTTCTGCTATTATAGCGGGCATAACTGTTATAGCTTTATTGTGGAAAAAATTAATTAAACCCCTATATAAAGGATTAAGTAAGTTTTACGAGTTAGTAGACAATATAGAGTTAGTAGTAGCAGAATTTACACCAAATGGTGGAAGCAGTATAAGAGATGCAGTAGATAGAATTGAAATACGACAATTACTATCCGATCAAAGACAGAGAGTATTTTTTCAAGATTTAAACTTAGCAATATGTGAAACTAATGCCGATGGCGAGTGCACTTGGGTTAATAGAACATTTGCTAGACTTACTGGAAGGTTGCCCTCTGAATTATTAAAGTTTAATTGGGTTAATGCCATTGATCCAGAGGATAGGGATAGAATATTCAAGGAATGGTTAAGCGCTGTTGAGGCAAAACGAGAATTTTCTGCACATTATAATATATTACATATTAATGGCACAAAAATTCCTGTTTATGCTAGAACATTTCCTTTATACGGATTAGAAAAACTTGACAAAGGAAAAGTGCAATCCGTAGTAGGACATATAGGACTTGTTACAATAGACTCCCATACTCCAGAAGTGTACCTACCCTATCTAGGAAAAAATGTGCATGATATGGTAACACCAGATATGCCAAGGTTAGACATATGAAATTTTTAAAAAGAATAGAAATGGCATGGAAACATAGGGGACAGCCTGGAATTCATGCTTTAGAAGGAGATAGAGTAGACAGTAGTTTTAAAAGGTATTATTTTGAGCATGCTTATCAAACACTAGAAAGTGCTAGACGAGGAACTGATCTAATTGTTGATTGTGCATCCGAAGTAAATATTTCTATTACTGGAAAAATCCCCTTAATGCCTCCCCGAACAAATAGTCCAACTGACTCAAATAAAGTTCAATTTGTTCGACAAAAAAACCTCTTTACTAAGTTAAATTTCTTTCCAAATCCAGAAGAAGATGTAAATTCTTTCAGACGTCAACTATATACAGATTTAATATTGACGGGTAATGCGTATATTTATTGGGACGGCACAAATATGTGGCAATTACCAAGTAAATTAATGCAGATAGAAACTGGAAAGAAACAAAATAAAATATCTAAATATATTTACGATAGTAATACTACCTTTACTTCAGAAGAGATAATTCATATAAAAGATAATAGTTCTAGTTCTGTTTATGTAGGAGAATCTAGACTTAAAAGTGCTTCTAATTCTATACGTATAGTATATAGAATGTTAAAGTTTCAAGAATCATTTTTTGAAAATGGAGCCGTTCCCGGACTAATATTAACTACTCCTAATATTTTAGGTGATAAAATCAAACGAAGAATGTTAGATGAGTGGAATAGAGTTTATAGTCCAGACAATGGTGGAAGAAGGCCAATTATTTTAGATGGTGATTTAAAGGTTAATCCTTTAAGTAATGTAAAATATGGAGAATTAGATTTAGAAGCATCTCTGCAAAGTAGAGATATTAAAATTTTGAAAGCATTGGGCGTGCCACCGATACTATTAGAATCGGGAAACAATGCTAATATAAGACCAAATTTACAGTTATTTTATGAAACAACAGTATTACCTTTAACAGTTAAAGTAATATCTGCTCTCGAATCCTTTTTTGGTTATGATATGGAACCGGATGTAGCTAATATTAGAGCATTACGACCAGAATTGAGAGATGCAGGACAGTATTTTACAGGATTAGTTAACGGAGGAATTATGACCGTTAACGAAGCAAGAGCTGAACTTAGATTACCCCCTAGTTCAGAAGAACATGCAGATAAACTAAGAATTCCTGCAAATATTGCAGGTAGTGCAGTCAATCCAGGTGAGGGTGGCAGACCGCCCGGGAATGACGACAACGAAGATGATTCGGAGGAATCAAATGATTAATAAAGTTTTACAACTTGTTGCTCCGATCGAAACTAAAGCAGCACATGAGGACCAGGAAGAGCTTATTATATCCGGCTACGCTAGTACAGTTGAAAAAGACCGTATGGGTGACGTTATTAAAGCGGACGCGTGGAAGCAAGCTGGAGCTCTAGATAATTATCTAAAAAATCCCGTTGTATTAGCTTATCATGATATGAATAGACCTATCGGCAGAACAATAGAACATACTGCGGATAATAAAGGTTTACGCATTACTGCTAAGATAAGTAAAGCTGCCGGAGATATTGCTCAACTTATTAAAGATGGAATTTTATCTACTTTTAGTATAGGTTTCATTGTTAAAGACGCTGATTATGACCAAAAGACAGATATTTTTGTCATTAAGGAAGTAGAGCTGCTGGAGGTTAGCGTTGTAACAATTCCGGCTAATGCTGGCGCTACTTTTAGTGTTGCAAAGAATTTTAGTTCGATGGATGAATATGAAGAATTTAAGAAACAATTTAATAAATCTCTAGAAATTAGTGAGGAGAAATTAATGAAAGACGAAAAAGATACTGCTACACCTATTGATGTTGCAAAATTAGCTGACCAGATTCGTAAGCAAGTCGAAGCCGATCTGGAAAAGGCACAAGCAGCAAAAGCAGCAAAAGCAGAAGCTGAAGCAAAAGAACTTGCAAAGATTGAAGCCACTGCTACTACCGCTGCAGAAAAATTAGTTAAAGACCTAGAAAAGAGAATCAATGATAATACTGAAAATCTTGCTAAGGCTTTAGAAGGATTACACGAAGCTATTGCTGCAAATAAGGAAGAAATTCCTGAAGTATATGCAAAAAATAGCAAAATGAACTTTAGTGATAATGTTGACACAACTTTCAAGTCTCTAACAGAAGCACAAAAAGATGGATTGGTAATTTTATCTAAGCTTAAAAATACTGATATTAGATCATTAAAGAGCTTTGAAAATTACGTAACTAAATCAGAAATGCAACACTGGGATCCAGGCGTTGGTGCAGGCTGGGAAGAAACATGGAATACACGTGTATTTAATGCTGTACGTGAACAATTAGTAGTTGAAAGACTATTTAGTTCTATGCCAATGTCAACACCTACAATGTATATGCCTATTAATCCAGAGGCAGGTTTTGCATCATGGGTACCAGAAGGGAACTATCGTTCTTCGCTAAATCCTGCAGATGAAACAACTGCTGGAAGCTCTTCTGGAACTGCGGTGGATCATCAATTAAACCAAAATATTCTAGTATCTTATAAATTAGCTACTCGTGAATATGTAGGCTATGAAGAAGAGGAAGATAGTATTGTTACTCTTGCTCCGATCATTAATGATGCAGTAGCACGTCGTATGGCTTTATCTTCTGATAGAGCACACTTAAGAGGTGCTGGCGTTCTAACTACTGCTAATTTTGATCCTATTACTGGATTAACAAATCTAGGATCGAGTAATACTCCAGTTGAAGTAGCTGGTGGTACAGCCTGGGAAACTACATTCTTAGGTGCCAATGTTGGGGATAATGCAATTGCTGATATGCGCAAAAATCTAGGACTATATGGTCTAGATCCTAATCAGCTTGTATTAATAGCTTCTCATGATCTATATTATGCTCTAATGAAGCTACCTAACTTTAAGACTGTTGATGTACTTGGTGAAGCTCGTGCTACAATATTGACAGGTCAAGTAGGTTCAATCTTTGGTGTACGTGTTGTTGTATCTCAGCAGTTTGATAATGCCGCTATTGCAGCAGGAACACTAGGAACACCTCTAGGTTGTATGGTAAATACTGCTAACTTTATTCACGGTGATCACAGAGGACTTCGTACAGAGTCTGCTCTAGACATCGTTAACCAAAAGAGAGTTCTAGTATCTACTCGTAGATTCGCTTTCCGTGATATTATCGCAGGCGAAGGTGTTGTTAACTTAGAAATCGCAACATAAGTTAATGTAAAATAAGGTCGCCCCTTCGGGGGCGACCACTTTTAATAGGAAAAAAATAAATGGCAGACTTAGTAACACTGGAAGAATTTAAGGAATATAAAGGACTTAAAAATCCCACTGATGATGGTAAAAACCAATTATTGGTGTCATTTGTTAGTTCTTTAATTGAAAACTATTGTAATAGAAAATTTAAAGATTATGTTTTAAGTGATTTTACTGAGTGGTTTGATAGTAAAACTGATGTTGTTACTTTATCTGGATTTCCACTTATAAGCGTTACAAGTGTTAATATTTCTTCCGATGGCGGAGTAACTCAAACTCTATTAAGTGCCAGTAGCCCTATAGATTATTTTGTAGATATAGAAAATGGTCAAGTACGAACTACTGTATCAGGAATAACATTTAATTCTAATTATAATACCCCCTATAGAAGTTTAGAAATATCTTATAAATATGGATATTCAGATATACCTAGCGATTTAAAATTAGCTGTATTTGATACTATAGATTATTATAGAGATAATAAAAATGTACCTTCAATGAATCTAGCAGGGGCAAGTATTGATAATCCTCAACCATATATAGCAAATAGTTTTCCACCACATATAAGAAGAATATTAGATTTATATAGGTATAGTATCTAATGTCCGTAGCTTCCGTAAAAAAATATGTTGCATACCATACATCTGGAAAATCTAGAGAACAGATATTTAATATTCAAACTCAAGAATTAGATTATTCAGCTAGATGGTGGTTGGAGGGAATGAAAGCTATAGATAAAGAATGGAGATGGAAAGTTGCTACAGGTGAAAATAGTGGTTATATAGAAGAATCATATTTTGACTGGGCTGCAGAAGTATTTTTTGGTGGTACAAAAAACAAAGAATCTTTAATGGCTGAAACCGCTAAGTATGCAGAAGAAATACATTTTAAGTTAGGCAAAGGGCTTAGTGGTACTATTACAGACCAAAAAAATATTAAACCTTCTAAAAAACCTATATTTATAGCAGAAACACAAGGTATTTTTATAGTAACTATTGTTGACCCAGATAATAAAGGAAATATAGAAAGAAAAGATTTATTTACAAAAATGCAAACCGCTATGGGTCAAATAAAGGTAGGAATAAGAAAACGAGCTTCTCATATTATATTAAATTCGCAAAAGGAACCTACTGTTGCCGCTGCTAAGGGAGCATTAGAAGCGTCAAAAGAGTTTGCACTTAGAGGCGAACACGCTAGAAGTGCAGATTTTATGCGGATTATAGAAGATGCTGTATCTATACCTAATGAGTTAGCTTATGTAACTATACTAAATAATATACTTTCTGGGCATTCTTTATATGTAAAGCCAAAAAGGCCTGGTATTGATAAGAAAGACAGTCCTTTTGGAGAATTTAACTTAGGCCACGGTTATGGACCTTTAGTAGAAAAAGCAGCAACTTTAATAAGTTTTATGACCGGCGCATTAGATCCCAATAATAAAGATTTAACTTTACAACATTTTTCTACCCCTACTAGAACTTTTACAAGACAGGATGCTTTAGATTTAATAGATAAATTACAACCTATTATAAATATTGATGCCCACCATGAATTTGATTCAAGTTTTTTAGTAGAAGGAAATAATTTTAATCGTAAAGTATTATTAAAAGTAGAATTATCTGGAACAAATAAATCTGAAGGAAGAATGGCACAAACCATTTTTAATGATATATTAGACCCTAAAAAAGGATTTTATGGATTTATTTGGGATTCTCCATTTTTTAGTTCATTTAAGGGTGCAAAACTAAATGATGCTTCATTAGATGCATTAGCTACATTACAGGGTTCTCCGTCTTTAGCAGATAATATAGAAACTGCTATAGTAGATAAATTTAATGGAAAAAGAAAAGCAGGAAAAAAGAGAAAACCCGTTAAGGTAAAACAAAAGAATTTAATGGTAATAAATGAACGTAAAAGTAAAAAAGCAATAAATTCTAAAAAATATTTACAAAAACCACCAAAAATAGAAAATGCAGTAGGTACTACACAAGTTAATACTTTAGATTTTAAAGATTTAATTTCTTATATTAATATGAAATTACACGATAAAATTAAAGATAAAAATATGGGAAAGGGCGGAGCAAAAGAAATGTTGAACTATAGGACAGGAAGATTTGCTCGATCCGCCAGATTAGAAAATATAGACTCGGTAAGAGGAAAAATGATTAATATAGCTATTTCTTATCAAACAAGTCCATATAGTGTATTTGCTCCAGGTGGTCACTTACATAAACCACTACGAAATCCAGAATTAATAATTAGAAGAAGTATTAGACAATTAATGGTAGATTTAATAGCACAAAATCTACAAGTTAACTCAAGAGTAGTATAATAATGGCCACAAGTACTAGAAGAGACTCGATAGTAAACGCTTTTGCAACCTTAATTAAATCTATAGACGGTACTACGCCTTTTGTATCTAATTTATATGAAAATGTATACCCTAAATTATATTTTTGGGACGAAGTAGAAGAGTATCCTTTTGTATCTATAGTAGCTGGTCAAGAAAGAAGAGAATACTTACCCGGAGGATTTAAGTGGGGATTTCTTTCAATAAATATAAGAGTATTTGTACAAGACGAAGATGCACAAACAAAATTAGAACAAATTTTTGAAGATATAGAAGTTCTATTAGACGCAAATAACAATTTGCAATATGGAACTACTGCTCAAGAAGAATGCACAGATATACGAATTTTATCTATCACTACCGATGAAGGATTACTAAATCCATTAGGAGTTGGTGAGATGGTAGTAGAAGTTCGGTACACAATTTTAACATAGTTTAAGGAGAAATAATAATGGCATTTAGTTTATCAAGAAATGCAAAGCTGTATGTTTCTACTGCTCAAGTTGTAGGAAATATGACAGGAGATAATACATGGGAAGTACCTATTTTAGACGGTTTCTCATTTTCTGCTGAAACAGCTACGCAAGAAATTCAAATAAGTGAAGCAGGTTCAACTCCTGCACGCGGACAACGCGTATTCACTACTGCCGTAGAGCCAGTTACTTGGAGTATTTCACAATACATGCGTCCAAGATATACTGCCGTAACACCACTTCAAGTAGACGCTATAGAAAGAGTATTATGGGCAGGATTACAGGCTCCCGGAACCTCAACTGCTCCTACTAAATATACTCAACCAGGAGCTGGAATAACTCAACAGTTATCTACAGATGCTTCCGGCGGTATGATTGTAGATTTTAGCCAATCGAATACTAATGAATTATTACAATTATCATTTGTATTCGATCTAGGAGGAGTTTGGTATCACATTAATGGAGTAGTAGTTGATACAGTAGAAGCTGATTTTTCAATAGATAGTATTGCAACTTTAAATTGGACTGGATATGGTTTAAGTATTACAAGAATTGTTGACCCAAATTGGACAGGCAATGCTTTAAATTCAGGAGTAACAACTGGAAATTATATCTTAGCACCTACTGCTTCAGATGGTTTAGGTTGTATTCGTAATAAACTATCAACAGTAGATATTACAGGTAATAATACTCCTTATAATAATACTTATTCAGTAGCATTAACAGGTGGATCCATATCTATTAATAACAATATTACTTTCTTAACTCCTGAATCACTTGGTGTAGTAAATAGACCTTGTGGACACTATACAGGAACACGACAAGTTAGTGGTACTATGACTGCATATTTAAAAACAGCTACCAATGAAACAGCCGACCTGTTAGAAGATTTGTTAGCTTATGCAGATTTAAATGATCCAGATCCTACAGACTTTGCACTAAAAATTAATGTAGGAGGCGCTTCTCCTTCTGCCCCTTGGAATAATAGAGCATTAGTACAATTTGACTTACCACATGCTCACTTAGTAATTCCTCAAATTAATATAGAAGATGTAGTAACTGTAGATATACCATTTAATGGTTTACCAACACTAACTTCTGGGGTATATGATGAAGGTGCAACAAATGAACTAACAGTTCGTTATTTTGCAGATGAAACTTAATTAATTAAGTAAACAAAAAGAGAGCCCTCGAAAGGGGGCTCTCTTTAACTTCGGAAAGGAAATATGAGTTACAATTACAATAATGAATATGATTTTTATATAACAAAAAATTATGCAAGTATGAATGCATCTAATACTGCAAAAATATTAGTAACTAATTTTTCTTTTTCTAAGAATTTTTCCATAGACGATATAACTAGAAAAGTTTTAGATTCTTCATATGATAGGGGTAGAAAAATACAATTATCACAAGTTAGTAATGTTAATTGGGAACTTAGTATGTATATTAAACCAATAAATTCTAATCCTGTTACTAGTTCAGAAGAGTTTCTATGGGAAAGTTTAATAGGTGCAGCTCCTACTTCTTTTTCTAATACATCTATTTTTGATTGTGCAGATGGTAATGTATCTACATTACCTATATTATCTACAATAGTAGCCCCTAGAAATGGAAATAAAGTATGGGTACTTACAGGAGTAGTAGAATCTGTATCAATAGAATTAGGAATAGATAATTTAATATTAGCTACCTGGAAGTTATTAGGAGTAAATAGTCAAGATTTGATAGAGGGAGCTATCCCTACCGGGGGTAACTTTACAGATAGAACAAATGTATTACCCAATTTAATTGGTAAAAAGACTGCGGTTACATTAACGAAGTATACTTCTGGTGGTAATCATGTATATACGTTACCAATAATAGGTGGACAAATAAATATAAAAAATGAAGTACAAACATATAGTACACCTAAATTAGGACAAGTCGTTACAGTAACAGGACATTGGGTAGATACTAGAATTATAGAAGTAGAATTACAGTGTTATTTAAAAGGCGGAGTAAGTACTTATTCAGAGTTTTTAGTGAAGGATATTTTAACAGAATGGGAAAATGGATTTGAAGATGGAGAAGCAATTATTACTTTAAATGGATATGGTACTGAAAATATAGTATTTAATTTTCCACTTGTAAAGTTTGATCACGCTAATCAATCTTTAGATGATATAGTAACTACTACATTTAAATTTACCGCCGAAGAATCAACAGGTAATTATTCAACAATTACATACAATATATAGAGGTAATATACCATGGATCTAAAAAGTATTTTAATACCAGAACGCATTGTACAATTCGATTTTCCAGGATGCGAAGGATTAAAATTTGAGTTAGCTTTCCTATCTAGGGAAACAAATCAACAAATTCTTAAAAGATGTGAAGAAACAAAATTCGACTCTAAGAGCCGAAAACCCTATACTGAATTAAATCAAGATAAATTTTTAGATGAATATGTGAGGGCTACTGTAAAAGGTTGGTCTGGTTTTAAATTTAAATATATACCTAAATTCTTATTGATTGATTTAAGTTCTTTTAATGAAGAAGATGAAATGGAATATAGTCACGAAAACGCACTTACACTTATGAAAAATAGTACAGTATTTGATACATGGGTTAGTGAGGTGTTATCTGATTTGGAAAATTTTACTGGGAGTCAATCGACTCAGAAGTTGACAAAATCAAAAGATACATTAAAGAAAGTAGCACAAACATAGATAAAGAAAAACATATCGAAATTATGAGACAGTTAGGTCAAGAAGTGCGAGAGGAAGATTTACCATTAGATAGATCAGATCTAAGCTCAGAATCCCAACTAGTGTTTTCAATTTATGATATGTTACCCACTAGATGGGAAGGATTTAGTGGTTTATATTTAGGAAAAGATTTATCTATGCTATCTATGTTATTTAAAGAATTTGAATTAGATAAAGCCCAGAAAAAGTACTGTCTATTTTTAATACCTATTATAGACAGTGTAGTAGGAGAAGAAGTTTCTAAAAAACAAAAGGCGGAAGCTAAAAAAGCCGAATCTAAGGGAGCCGGAATAAGACATGGCAGGTAAAGTTAAAAAAATTAACTTAGAAGTAGAGTTAACTGCAAAAGGCATTAAAAAAGCAACAAAGGAACTAAATGAGTTAAATACTGCTCAGAATAAAGTTTCTAAGTCTGCAAATGCTTTAAAAAGAGCTAATGAAGGAGTTGCTCAAAGAGCAAACCGTTCAGGTAAAGACTTTAGTAGAATGTCCCAAGGAATGGGCGGACTAGTAAAAGCCTACGCTACTGTAGCTGCTAACGTATACGCTTTAAGTTCCGCTTTCAAAGTTTTGGAAAGAAGTGCTGATTTAAGCAGTATGATTATTTCAGCAGAGAATTTAGCATCTGTAACAGGTAGAAATTTCCAGTTTATTGCAAAAAATATGCAACAAGCCTCTGGAGCAGCTTTATCTTTTGGCGAATCTTTAGCTTTAGCTAATAAAGCAGGAACTACTCCAGCAAGTAATCAACAAATAGTTGAATTAACCCAATTAGCTACTAAGGCGGCTCAAACATTTGGGGGAACAACTACAGATGCTATGAACCGCTTCGTAGATGCTACTTTACGTGGTAGAACTGAGTTAGTACAAAAGTTAGGTATTGTTGTTAATTTAGATAAAGCCATGTCAACTTATGCTGCTACTTTAAATAAGAGTGGTAAAGAATTAAATGAGTTCGAAAGACAACAAGCTATTATTAATGCTATAATTAAGCAAGGTAACGCAGCCCTAGGAGATATAACTATAGATCCAAATCCTTATCAAACTTTAGCTAAAGCTTTTACAGATTTATCTGATGAAATATTAAAAGTAGCTAGGGATATATTACATTTGGATGATATAGCTATATTCTTTAGAGACAATACGGAAGCCTTAGCTGGCGCTGTAGGATTAATAGCAGCCTCTATTGTTAGAACCATGGTACCTTCTATTGCCGAGATGACGTCTGCCTTTGCACAAAAAGCAGCTCCTGCTATTCAAGCAACTACTAATAATTTAGAAAAATATAGAGGAAAATTAGAAAGTATTGCTTTAGCACAAGAAAGGGTACGCAAAGCTGTATCTAAACACGGACAAGAAAGAATCAGAGGATTAGAGGATGCACCTGAGGGGTCCAAAAAGGGTGCACTTCGTAGAGTACAATCTGCATTAGGACAGTCTCAATTTGATGCTAAAAAACATCAAAAAGACCTAGAGAATATTAATAGACAAATGCAAAGATTGATTCAAAGTGAATCAGATGTAACTAAGGGCGTTAGAGGAATAGAGAAAGCCTTTATAGATTGGTTTAATACTGATAAAGCAGGATTTGCTGCAGTAGCTGCTGATGTAAAACGAGTTACTGAAATATTAAGAGGTGTACAGACTCAAACTGAAGCAAATATTACTGGCATGAGAAGATTTGGAGAAGCCGCAAAATTAGCACTTCTCGATACTAGCACAGGTTTTAAATTAGCTGGTTCTCTTGGTACTTCAATGTTTTCTTCCGTATTAGCTGCGGCACAAAATGGTATAGGGCCCATGAGTAAGCTTAAAGAGGCAGTTATTGAATTTCGTAATAAGTGGGCAGAAGGAGTAAAGCAAGTAAGTACTCCATCAAAAATTGTAGGTGGACTATCCCGCATAGGTTTAGCTATGGGCGGACTAGGAGCAATAACTACTGTAGCATTTAGCTCAATACTTAGTGTTGCAACTACTATATTTTTTGCTTATTCTGTATTAAAACCATTAATTATAGGGGTAATAGATAGCATTAGAGGATTAGATGCAGAAGAAAAGAAATTAATTAAGAGTACTGAAGAATATACAGAACGATTAGAAGAAAGTGAAAAGCCTATTAAAAATTTAATAAAGTTACAAGAAAGATTTAAAGAAGCAGGAGTTAGTGCTGCTCAAAGAATCTCTCAAGAATTAAAATTTGTAACTAATGCTTTACAAGATTATGTAGATAGTTTTACAAAGCAAATAGATGAAGTTAGTAATAGAGTTAAACAATTAGGTAAATTAAGACAACAATTATTACAACAAGAATCTTCAAATATAGGCGGAGCAGCAGAAGGTATATCTGGTTTAGATTTTATAGATAATCAATATTATAGAAATTTAGAAGATGCAGGGTCTATTGCAGCAACTAATTTTGCATTAGGCTTTAGAGAAATAGCAAATGCTGAAACTTTATTAGATCAAGCGGGATTCTCAGGAGATTCTTTTAGAAATCAATTTGTAGATAAATTAAACGCTACTGGTGTAGGCCAAGATGTAATAGACCAACTAACTGAACAATTAGATAAGATAAAAGCTTTTGGATATAGTGACGTTATCAAAAACGATATAGAAGAGATTATATCATCTGCTGGATTAGGTGTACACGCTATATTACAAATGTCAGAAGCTTGGACTAGTGTAGCTAGAGCTACTAATGCTTCTACTAAATCTGCAGATCAAGCTATTAGTACAGTTATTAAAGTATCAGATGATTTTTCCGCTAGATTAAATCAAATAAATCAAAAAGGAATTTTAGATCCTGCTATATATGCTATGTCATCTGATTTAGAAAAAGCATTAAAAACTATAACAACGGAAATTAATAACTCTACTGGACAAATTAATTTTAAGCATTTAAGAACTGCATTGCAACAAATTCCTAAAGAATTTTTACCAAAAATGATAGAAGATATTGGAGACTATGCTGGATTAATGAGTGGCAGTATGTCTGATTTAATTGAGAGTTTACGTCCAGAAGATCTTCTAAAATTAGCGGATTCTTTGGGAATAAATTTACGAAAAAATATAGATATTTTAAGTAAATCTGCCAAACGTATAGAAATATTTAAAGCTACTCAAGACTTAAATAAAGCTATAATACAAGAAAATAAATTAAGATCTGAAACAAATATAACTATACGAGAAGCCGGTAATTTAGCTAAAAATAGTTCTCAGTTAGAAATTTCCAATTTACAACTACAAGCACTTCAGCTAGAAGAACAAGCCGCCCAAAAAAGAACCTTAAGTAGCTTAGATGAAGAGCAAGCAACTTTAGCTAATTTACAAGCAACAGCATTAGAAAGACAAGCAAATACTTTAAGAGAACAAGCAAAACTAATAAATCCTATACTAGAGGCTATGAAGGCTGAACATAAAGCAATCGAAAAAATAGATGCAGAATATAAGAGTGTTTTAGATAAACAAAGTGGTTTCGTAAGTCTTATTGAAGATGGGTTAGATAGTTTAACTTTATCTTTATTTAAAGAAAGAGAATTAATTAAACTTAAAAAAGAACAAGAACAATTAGAATTACGAGCTTTACAGCGAAAAATAGCCCAAGCACGCCTAGAAGTGCAAAATACTGGAGACCCTAGCGGGAAAAAAGCTGAAGAATTAAAATACTTAGAAGATCAAGAGAATTATTTAAAAGAACAAATAAATCTTAGAGATAAATTATCTCAAATTTCTGATATTTCTTTAAACCATGAAGAAAAAAGATTAAAGCTTTTAAAAGAGCAAACCGATCTTATGTCTGAACTAAACAATATAAGATCTTCTACTAGTTTTAGTTCCATTGATAGAGAATTATTAGCTCTTCAAAATATACATTTATCTTTACAACAACAAATATTAGCGTCTAGAGATTTAGCAGTAGAAAGAGAAAAACTTTCTAATAAAGAAGCTCGTATAAAAACTCTAATGGAAAAAAATAATTTATCTAGTGAAGAAGCTAGAGATTTAATAGAGCAAGAAAATAAAAGTTTGAATATTAAAGCACAAATCATTGACGCTACTATTAAACAGTTAAAACAAGAAAAATGGTTAAGAGAAAAGCTTATAGAAGCTACAAGTTTACAGAATGAACAATTACTTGGTGGATTAGCTTCTAAGAAAGGTATGAAAAATGCAGCAGATTTATTTATATTTTATTTTGCAGAAGGCGCAGATAAATTAGATCCAGCAATGAAAACTTTAGCGGAAGGATTTTCCAATACATTAAATTCTAGTATAGAAAATGTAGTAGATAGTTTAATGGAACATGGTTTCAGTAAGATGGGAAGAGCCTTAAAACAAAGTTTAGTAGAGGGATTAACAGAAGCATTAAATGATGTATTTACAAATAATATTAAAAAATTAGTTGGAAAAGGAATAGCTGGATTAAGCACTGAAATATCAGGAGTATTTGGGCTTCAAACAGATAAAGATATTGGAAAAGAGACACCTGAATTACTATTAAATACTACTTTAGGCAATACTAATACTAATATAACCACTACTAATACCACTTTACTTGCTACTAATAATTTATTAACTACGTTAAATACTACTATGTCAACTATAGGTAGAGGGCAAGAAACTAGAACATCAGAAATTTCTGCAATGGGAACACAAGCAGGACAAGCTCCAAAAACTACACAAACTGCTTCAGGTATCGAAGCATATAATGTTCCACAAAGTCAAGAAGAAACTGCAGCAAATACTGAAGAAATTAATACAGGAATAACTTCTTTAAATACTACCGTCGCCACTGGATTAGCTGCAGGAGTTGCTGCATATTATGCCTCTGGAAAAGATACTAAAACAGCTATTGTAACTGCTATTTTTACAATGACAGCCCAATTAGTTTCGGCCATGGTAGCCAGTAATGCAGCAAGTATGTTTGCTGATGGAGGAATAGCAAAAGGAGGTTTTAGAGCATTTGCTGATGGTGGTTTAGTTAAAAAACCAACTATTGGTTTAGTAGGAGAGGGTAAAAAGAATGAAGCTATAGTACCTTTACCAAATAATAGAGCTATTCCAGTAGATTTAAGAAGTAATGCTGGAGGAGATATAATTAATGTAAGTCAATCTTTTGATTTTAGAAATGCAGATGAAAATGCTATAGGAAAACTAAGAGCAGAAGCCAGAAATATAGAAGATAGAACATTTAATAAAATATTTAATGAAATAAATAAAGGCGGTAAATACGCTAGAATGGTAGGTAGAAAATAATGGCTGTTATAAGTGTTCCTCCTGTAATCCCTGAATCTATATCTTTCGGAATGATACATAATGTTAGTGTTAGTGTATCCGGTTTATCAGGTACTACACAAACTATGGAGTTACCAGGAGCTAGATGGAAGGCAAATTTATCATATAAAGATTTATCTGATTTAGAAGCTAATCAATTGAAAGCTTGGTTAATTTCATTAAGAGGTATGTCCGGAAGATTTTATTTATATGATTTTGGAAAGCCAAATACTTATAATAGTGTTACCGGGTCCCCTACAATAGAGACGAGTAGCACTAGACGGGATATTATAACAACTACCACTGGTGCAGCTTTTTTACCTGGAGATTATATTGAAATAAGAACTAATAGTTCTGATGAAAATAGAGAATTAAAAATGATTATAGCTGCCTCGGCTACAGGGCCTGGTACACGAACTTATACTATAGAGCCCCCTATTAGACGCCAATCTTATATAGGATTAGAAATTGCATATTCTCAATGTAAGGGGGTATTTATGTTAAGTAGTAATGATCAATCGTATTGGAATACAAGAACTAGAGGGTTTCTAAACGATATAGATATTGAATGTATAGAGGCATTTATATGAGCAAAATATTAAGTACAGCAGTAGAAACATTAATAGAATCTGGAGATATAGCAACTTGTATGCTTGCCAGACTTCATTTCTCTAATTCTACTTATCCTTCTAGGTATGCTAATGCGGGGCAAGATATATATTGGGATGAGGCAGGTGCTGGAGAAGAAGTATATCAGGCCGTTGGTAATTTAGGAAGTATAGAAGCATTAGCTGAAACTGATGAACTTCAATTACAAACTATACAACTTACTTTAACAGGAATTAAACCAGAAACTATTAATCATGCTATGTTTGCTAATCATGCAGGAAATCCAGCTTTTATATGGAGAGCGATTTTAGACAAGGATACTTTTGCAGTAATTGGAGATCCTGTATTAATGTTTGCTGGAAGAATGGATTTCTTAACTATTTCATTGGGTGAAACTGCAGCAGTAAGTATCCAAGTAATTTCTAGATTATCAGATTGGGAAAAAACAAAAGGTGGAAGATTTAATACCGCATACCAAATTACTTATGTAGATCCTACAGATCAAGGATTTCAATACCTACCGAGTTTAGTTAATAAGAATTTAACCTGGGGGGATGCACCTAAATGGACAGGAGGTAGTGGTGGCGGTGGCGGCACCTTTGGTAATGAACGTAACCCTAGGGTATTATATTAATATGTTATCAAATAAATCTATTACAGAACTTATACTAGAATATAAAATAAACCATGACACATATATAAAAGGTGAAGTAGACTGTTGTATATTCGTAGCAGATATAGTTAAGCAATTAACTGGTATAGATTACGCAGAAAATTTAAGAAATAAATACTCAACTATACCAGAACATATTAAATTAATTGAAAAAATAGGATGCAAATCAATAAGTGATTTACCTAATATTTTACTTAAAACTAAGAAGAAATTAGGTAAAGAAGCTAAATACAGCGATGTAGTATACTGGGAACCAAATACAGAAAGTGAAGGAATGTTAGGAATATGCAATGGAGCTCGTGCTTACTTTTTTTCTTTAAGCGGAAAATTAATAGCTATTCCAATCGAAGAATGTTTATATTCATGGGAGTTACCAAGTAGTGGGAGTTGAATCATTTTGGGTAGGCGTTATAATTAACTTAGTGCTTTCAGCAGCAGTTGGTTTCATTATGAAGCCAAAGAAAAAATCATTGCTAGATGTAGGTAGTGAGGATATTATACGTTCTACTGTATCTCCAAGAAAAATTATTTACGGTACTCATATGACTGGAGGTATATTAGTTTATGCGGAATCGTCTAGTAATACAATATATGATCAAGGAGATAGAAGAAATCATCTTCATTTAATAACCGTATTAACTGGACACCCTGTAGATGATATTATTGGAGTATTAATTGATGATGAATATTTTGATATTTCTGGTAATAGTACAACCGCTAATATAGATGCTAACTATTTTATTTCTGGTTTTAAAGATCCTGTTTTTGATAATCAAATACAAATTGTCAAAAATCTTGGTTGGGGGTTTGCAAATGCTAGATATGTACCTATAGGTTCTGAAACAAATATTACAGAAATAACAGAAGATAGAGGAAGATGGGGTCAATTATCTACACTAATGGATGACATTTTAATTAATCCTTGGACTATGAATTTTAATAGCACAAGAGACTCCGATGGAAATTATCCTTCAGGACATAAATTAACTAATTGTTCTTGTGTATATATAAAAATAAAATATAATCAAGAAGCTTTTACTGGTAGACCCTCTTTCAAATTTGTAATAAGAGGAGCTAGAGTTTTTGATCCGAGAATTACTTCACATATTAAAGAAGATCCCACAACGTGGGTATGGTCAAATAATCCTGCTCTTTGTATATTAGACTATTTAACTAATACTAGTTATGGATTAGGGGCTAAATATACAGATGCACTTTTACCAGAAATAGATATAGATGCTTTTAAAGAGTCTGCAGATATTTGTGATGAATCAATAATAACGGGAGTAAGTGGAGAAACTACTCCATTAATACCTAGATATACACTTAATGCCTGTATAGTTACTTCTACAAAACCAATAAATATAGTAGAAGATATGTTAGCAACTTGCGCAGGAAGATTAAGATATGCTCAAGGAGTTTATTCTCCTTATATGGGAAAATATTATTTTCCTGAATCTGATTTAGATATAATGGATGAAAGTTATTTAGCAGGTTCATTGGATGTTAGAACGGGGCCATCAAGACAAGAAAAATTTAATAAAATTAGTGGCACATATACAAAACCCACTATAAAAAAGGACTCTACTGTAGGTTCCCCCACTCTTCCACTTTATGAATCCGATGATTTTCCTCTTGTAGACCCTAAAGTTGGTGGAGTAAACCCATATGAGACGGAAGATGGAGAAGAGTTAATATATGAAGTAGAGTTTCCATTTATAACTGATATACATCAAGCTCAAAGAGTAGCTAGAATAGAACTTGAAAGAAATAGAAATTCTTTACAAATGTCATTTAAAGCTAATTTAAAAGCATTAAAATTTTCTGTTGGAGATGTTATATATTTTAGATTATTAGACGATTCTAAGTATGTTGGAGAAAGTTTCTTTAATATATTTGGGTGGGATAATACTGTACAAAATCTACCACATACCCCATTTACTGCGTATTATAAACAATTTAGAATATTGTCTATGTATTATAATGAAGATAATACTATAGATATGACTTTACAAGAAGAAGCTCCCGAAATTTACGATTGGAATGAGGGAGATGCGTTTGACTCAGATTATGCACCAAATTCTTCTATTATAGGTAAATCAGAGTTAATAATTAATCCTCCTGTTTTGTGGGCAACTGGGTTATCTACTATAACAGAATCAGTAAAAGAAACCTTAGATGGATATAATATAATAACTAGATTATATTGGGAAGCTCCTGAGCGCGTTACAACGGCGGAATTTGATACTTCAGAAATTACAGGATATGAATTACAATATGGGGTTATTGATAACCCTACAGAGCCTGCATATGCTGATAGGGTATCTTCTTGGAGCCCTACGCAAACAATTTCTGCTGATAGGACAAAAGCATTACAAGGGCCTTATATATTTGCTGATGATTTAATAAAAGATGGTAATACTGCATATGATATAAGAATGAGGTCTAAGATATTTAGTAATAGAGTTTCTCCTTGGACATATTTAACAGAACAATATACAGATAATTCTGATCCACTATTTTCTTCGGGATATATAGTAAGTGATAATACTATAAGCCCTCCAGAAATAGTTAGTGTAAAATTACTAGAAATAGTGGCTGCACCAGATTATTATAGTGTTGAAATAGCATATACTACAAATAATGCTTTAATAGCAGGATGGGATCGAGTAGAAGTACTAGTATGTGCTAGAGATCCTGAATTAGCAACTACTGATCCAAATCAAGTAACTCCTGACGACTATGATTGGGTAGATGAGGACAGTACTGTTTATCAAGCAAGAATTAATAATTATGAAAGAAAAATACCCAGTATATTATCAATGAATAGTATTAAAGTACTGGTCCCAGTATATTCTGGAGCTAGACAGGTAGGATTAGATACCACTAATTTCTATCGAGTAATTCAACCTATATATCTCTGGGCTAGATTAGTTATGAAAAATGGAAGATTTACAGATTGGTCTCCTGCATGGACTCCCGGGTCTTCTATTATATCAGGAAGTGGACCATATACCCCTCAAAGTGTAGTTGGAGCAGGGATAAATTTAATAGATAATGATGTATCTTCTACTCCTTTAATAGATCTTGTTGAGGGTGGGGGTGGAGGTTCTGGACCTAACCCGACAGGAACTGCTGCAAATACTCAAACATCTGCAACATCAAGAGATACAGGTGTTACAGGAGTATCTAGAGCGTTCAATGGCAGAGAAATAAATGTGGTATAGGAAATAATTATGGCTAAAAGAAGTATAGTAGATTTAGGAATAGACACTATAGAACTTGCAAATGGATTACCAATATCTGGTAGTTTCTTTTTAAAAAGTTCTGTTGTCTTAAATAATGTTCGTTGTGTATTGTACGCCATAAATTGCTATTCTTATTCAGTAAAAACAGGATCGACCACAACTACAATTACTGCTAGTTTAAATCCTGGCTATACGGATTTAACTACTTCAGATTTGACTAACTGTAAAGAAATTATTTTAAATTGGGGACTACCTGGAGAAGAAAAAAGAACTATAAATACAATTACCTTTTCTACTGATTTAGTTATTACAGTAAGTACTCCTTTTTCTTCCCCTTCTCCAGGAGATACTATAACATTAGTTTGGAAGCATATAGGTCCTCCAAGTATTAATCATACTTATCCTACTTTTGCAAATACTGCAAATGTTTGGGATAGATATGTTAGTGAAAATTTTATTCTGCCCTCTATTACACAAGTAATAGATATGGGTTATGAGTTTGATAGTAGTTCTTGGGCTTCTGGTTCTGAAACTGTAGAATTAAAAAGTTTAATATTAACTAAGGGTTCTAGAATAAACTATAATTATCCCGCTGTACAAGATACTATATCTCCTAAGTTAACATTACTTTCTTCTGCAAACGAATTTGAATATATTAATTCTACTACTCCTCCAGCAGAAACTATTATTTTTGATATTAATAAAGAAAATTTAACTTCTCCAATTACTTGGGTTATTAAAGATTCTACTGGGGCTTCTTTAACTCCCGTAACAGATTATTTAACATTAAATACTGATCCAGATACTGGTGCTACACTAACAGCTTCTGATTTCGATACTATTACTAATAATGAAATTATAACTGTAGAAGTTAGCTGTCAAGGACTGTTAAGTTATGTAATAATTAATAAAGTAATTCCTGTCGTATCAGAACCAACAATACCCCCAGGTTTAAAATTTGGTGGAGCAGGAGAATTTACTTTTACAAATAATACTAATTTTTCTGGTGGGGCAGAAAATGGAACAGTACAGATTATAACTGCAGGAGAATATTTACACCCAGATGGGGTAGTTAGAACGGTTCCTACTACAAATGAAGTAATTACTACCTATACTGATACTACGTACCCACCTACTGGTATATTCTTTATTATATATTCGGATGATACAACTGTATCTAATTTCTTTGGACAAGATTTTGGTACTTTAATATATGATAGTACAACTAATGTATATACTTTAGTTAAAACAGGAAGTACCCAAACTTTTACACCAGATGAAGAAACAGTTGTAATTGCTATAGGTAAAAGAATTAATGGAGATACAGGAATAGGTTCAATAGCTAGTTTAGTATCTTGGAGATATAATGTTCGTCCTGGAGAGATTGATGCCGGAGCTATTGATAGTAATACAGCTTTTGCCAATACAATACGACCAATCGAAATAGTAAATGCACTTCCATCGTTGCCCGATAGTTTGTACCCCGAAGGTTGTCTTGTATATTTAACTACAGACGGTAAAGTATATAGAAATTCAAGCGTCACCCCTCTTGGTTGGACAAAAGCGATAGATGGTGGGGATATAGAAGCTAACTCAATTGTTGCAGGAAAAATCGCAGCAGGCGCTATTGGAGCAGATGAAATAGCTGCAAATGCGGTGACAGCGAAACATATAGTCGTTGCAGACCTGACTAATTTAGTGCCAGATGATGGTGACTTTGAAAGCCAAAGCACTTCGTCATGGGATGGGAGCCCAACTGACTTCTCTATTGCGTCTACTGATCCAAAATTTGGAACATACCACGCCGTAATGACGGCAGATGGGGGCGCTAACGGAAACTATAAAACTGAGTATATTCCAGTAGAGCCGGGACAGCAATATTATTGTTCGGTTTGGTATAAAACTACTGCCGGATTCACAGCAGGCGGAGAAATATATCCATTTATTGTGGAATGGTCGGATGAAAATAAAACAAATAAAACATGGACCGTACCGGTTTCTACTACATCAACCCCTGTCGCAACCTATACCCAAGGCACGGGCACAGTAACTGTACCTGCGGGCAAGTATTATATGCGTCCCGGTATGAGTACGCGACCTTCTGCGTTGACAGGAGATATGTATGTTGATGGAATGGTGATGCGCAGGGTAAACAGTGGAGAACTTATAGTTGATGGTGCAATTACATCAAATAAATTATCTACTAGTTTAGTTTATGCTGGAAGTATTCAATTAGATTTTCCAGGAGAAATTTATTCAGGAAAAACGTCCCCCGATAGTGTAGCTTCAGGATTTTGGTTGGGAACTACTACTGGAGGAATTGCTGAATTTAATATTGGAGATGCTGTTGATTATATTAAATGGAACCCAAGTAACCCAGATAAATTAAGAATAAGCGGATCCATGACAGCTACTGATTTAACTATAGAATCAACTACACCAAATACTTATTATTTTTCTAGCAGTGAAAATAATCCATTAATTGTAGCAAATGATATTGGAGATAATGTTTTAGAATAT